AGCAGCAACATCGAAATTGTAAAGGTAAAATCTACTTTGATTTTGCCCTGTAGTGTAACTCAACCCAGCCATTAACACATCATTAGATGGAAGAGTTAAATTTACATTTTGATCTAATACTTTTGTAAAAGTCTTTTGATTTGAATTTTTAACATAAACAATTACCCTTCTACCAAACTCAGTAATTTTAACTTTAACAGATTTCTTATTTGGGTATATTCCAGTTTCTGTCGGGGTCTGAGTTCTTGTAGCAGAGTTAGTATAAGTTACAGATGGTGTAAATGTTTTTGATACTGTATTAGTTAATGTTTTTGTTTTGGTTAATGTGGGTGTAGATGTAACATACATCTCTTTAGATGTAGTAATTGATCTAGTTGTTGTAATAGATTTGGTAACTGTTTTAGTATTGGTTAAAGTTTTAGTATTTGTTAATGTAGGTGTTCTTGTAGCTGTAGGTGTTTGTGTTTGGGTGGGTGTTGCAGTAGGGGTAGTACCAAATGTGTTAGTAAACGTTTGAGTGTGAGTAGTGGTTCTAGTCTGTGTCTTTGTAGGAGATGCAACTGGAGCTAAACTACCTAGAGTTTGATAAATTTTAAAATTACCAAAAGTGTTTAAATTATTGCTACTTGTAATGTAACTATAATTATCAGCAGAGCCTTTTCTTAAAGTTACAGCGTTAGGGTGAGGAGATGAATCACCATCTATTACATGGGGTGAAAAAGTATCTAAAGGTAATGCAAAGTTACCTGAAATATCAAAACCAACACCAAGAACAGCATTCTCAACCCCGGTAAAAACGCTATTACCATCTACTTCAACAATGTTATCAGTCGGAGCATAGCCCAGCCCCGGACCAGGCGAACCAATAGAAGAATTAACACTAGTGTCGTTATAAAAATATATACAAAACCCTTCGCCTCCTTCAACTTGACTACCAAAGCATGAAAATTCAGCAGACACTGTTATGTCCTTCCTGACATCTAACATATTGTCAAGAGTAACATTACTTGTTTTAAGATCTACGCTGTTGATTAAAGTAGGCATTGTTATTATTTAAAATTATTCTCCAAGTTTCAAAACCCCTTCTAGTTTGGACCAAGTTGCAACTTTAGATGCATTCTCAAGTTTATTATAAGTTAAAAACCCTGCAGTTAAAGGATTAGAATATGATTCGTCTCTTATTAACCCATCTTGAAAATACATTTCATTTATAGTATTTTGAAAAGTACCGTTTACAAATTTAAACGAAGCGTAGTTAAGACAAAATACGTCGTTGTTATTAGATATCTTAGCTAAGTAACCATACACATTAGTATTAGGATCGTAAGACAACGTAGGTCTTTGAATACTATTTGAATCAAATACTATTGTATCCTCATTTTTAGATTGATTAATGTAACCTACTATATCGTTAGGATCATTATTCTGAGATCTAAAACTAAACGAACTCAATTTACCAAACAAGTTACTATTATTGTTCGGGTAAATAGTCTTAAACGATAAATCTTGAATATCAAATTTATAAAATGTAGGATATAAAGTCTTGTAATTACTTGAACTTAAAGTTGGAAGAACAGATGACTTAGTAAAAATTAAATTATTATTTCTTTCGTGGAAGTAAAAATTACCAAACTGTTCTAACTCGCTATCATTTTCAGATCTTTGAATGTAAGTAAGATTACTTGAATAAGGCTTAACAGTATTAGTTTCAAAGTCAAAGTTAATCTTTTCTATAATAATATAATCATCTGTTTCAAACACACCAACATCATACACAAGATCAAATTTCTTTATAGCGTTATCAAGTTGATATTTACAATTACCTAAATTACTATATTTTACAAATATAGCACTTAGTGCTGCAGAAAGCTGTACCACATTGTTGCTTATGTCTCTAAAATAAGGAGTAGAACTTAAAGTATATTTCTTAGAATAAATTGATGCGTTATCAATATCAGGAGCTTCAACATAGGTTGTAGATAAAGCAGGGTTAATATAATTTGAATAAGGCACATCAAACCTTGCTAAGTTAGGTACTACCTTCGTAAAAGGATCTTCTTCAGCATAAAAGAATCTACCGCAGTCGACTGTAGCAGAAAGTGTTGTTAAGAAAGAAGGTGTATTAATGAAACTTGCTCTTTGTCCGTTTCTTCCGCATCCCCCATCCAAAAGTAAATTATAATAAAAAGTTTGTAAATTTTTAGACCAAGTCGGTTGATCTGTTCCAGGGGTGTCGGGATAAAGCAAACCATTTAAACCTGTGTAAGTTATACCATCATATAATCCAGCTCTTCTATAACTTGGATTTTGTTCTGAGCACCAAGGCATACTAAACGTACCTAAAAATAAAATAGGAACAATATCTGCACTTAATGCAGTAGATGGTAACTCTACACCTGACCTTTCGAAATCTAATTCAATTAAACTATCATAAACCTCACCTGTACTAATACTATAATCTAAAGGCTGATTAGTATCGCTATATATAAAATCGTAATTGTTTAAAAGTAAACATCTAGTAATACCTGCCGATTCTTCTGCATTACTAATATTTTTAAATAGAGGTTGTCTTGTAGGTTTTAGACTACCATATTGATTACCGAAAACATCAGAAGAATAACCTACTAAATCTTTTTGACTTACTAATAAATTGCTCTGTCTTGTATCAATTGGGTATAAAGCTTTTTTACTTATATTGTATACGTCTTCGTTACTCCATATGTTAGCTCGTTTACCTTTAAAGAAGTCTACCTTATCATAATTTTTAGATATACCAGAAGAGTAAATTTTATTTTTTTCTTCTACGTTTTCATAACCATGAAAGTTAAGATACTCACTATGGTCGTTTATATAACCAAAAGCAGCTCCGTTGCTGATATCATAAGTAACAACCGTCTGATCTTCTCTTACAATAAAAATATTTTTTGGTTTATTATATTGTGAGTTGCCAATTATGTTTATAAACTTCTCTGGATTTGGAAAAGTATAAACAGAATTAGCTGAAAGAGCGTTAGTGTTAAAATAATACTCATAAGAAAATGTATTATATCTTAAAATGCCTAGATAGTTAGGAATGTAATAACCTCCTAAATCTTTAGCAGAAAATTTTGTAGCTGTATTAGGTATTGTAGCCGTACTTACATTTGTGGTGTTTAAAAAGTTATTAGATACCTTATCAGCTTTAAAGAGCAAAGAAGAAATACTATTGTAAATAGTATCACCTGTGCTTAACATGTACCAATCTGTACCTGAAAACTTTTGAAATAATTTTATTTTGTTAGCTAAGTTAAGCTGATTTAGATCGTCTACCTTTACATTGTCAATGTAATCTTTATCTGAAGTATAATCAAAAGCATCATCAGATCCTAAAGCTACAGGAAAAGAAAAGTTAGGTGAAAATCCCGATAAAAGGTAATTGTAAGATGAAAGTAATCTTGTTACAGATTGATCATAATTATAAAACAATGAAAAATCCCAAGGATTGGTATTAGCATTCCAATCATTTGTTCTATTTTCACCCCCATACTCATAACTAGAGGCGGGTAAATTCGTAGTTAAATCAAAATAGTCAGTATATTCATCATATAAATCTTCTATTAAAATACTAATATTAGATAAAACTGCATTTCTGTCAATGTTAAATTCATTAGTAAGATTAATTGTAGGTGAATTATAGTTAAGAAGATCAGAAACTAAAGTTAAAAGAAATGATCTTATTCCAAAATTAGAAGAAACTAAATTATTTTTCTTTGGTTGAGTTTTAACTTTTTCTCTAAAATCTCTATAGTAAGTACAAAGATCATTAATCTTATTAGAAATAATAGGAATAATAGTTTCAACTTGATTGTTGTCATTTAAATTAACTGTTCTTAAAAATTTTCTTTCTTGTTCAGTTAGACCATCAAGTTTTAAATCTTTAGCTAAACTAACATAAGATTCTCTTACTATTTGATTATTTTTGTTAAGAAATTGATTCTTTACATTATTCCATTCTTTTAAATAAGAACCGTAATTTTTTTCATACAATGAAACATTTACAGATATATCATTAAAGTAACTTAACCACTGTTTAAAAGTTAAAGGAGAGCTGTAATCAATAGCCGTAACAACGTTTCCTATTGTCAGTATTGACTCAGGAATTTTAAAATCTACATAACGCTCAATATTGTTAGGCATTAAAATTATTTATTCTAATTCTAAGATGTAGCAGACAACAATTGGTAACCTTTTAGCAATTGATATGTTAAGTTCTGTTGAATTACACCGTTTTCGTTTTCCCAATTGTTAAGAATAGTATCCTGATAACTACTCAAATAAGAAGGCATATATGTAGAAGATAAAGGAGTGTTACCTCTTAGGTTAATAGTTGTTTGATAGCGGTCATCCCAGTTAATAGTATTAGCAACATATCTACCGGGTACAACGTTGTTAAATCTATAGAACTCATAATAAGAACTTAAATCTTGTACGTCAGTAAATGTGCTTGGTAAAGATAACCCCCAACCCCAATCTGAAGAAAAATCACTTAAACTAAAAGTTTCAGTAGTAATTGTTTTAATATCTGTTGGTACTAAAGTAAACACCCCTGAAAAGGTTTCTCTTGCAACTATGTACTTATCCTTTTTAGATATTAGAGATGATGATCTAACACCATCTGAATTTGTTTGAATTGCATAAAGCTCCGTGCCTAAATTTTGACCTCCTCTTTTACCAGAAATTAAATCTTTTAATGCTGCACTTAAGCTTTTAGTATTTGCATTCAAATTATATCTGTTTAAGAAATTATTTTGCGCTTGATTTCTTCTACCAAATAGTAATGATTTTTTAATAGAAAATATATCTACTAATCTACTCAAATCAGCAGGGTAATTAATAAGTAAACTTTCTTTTGTATATTCATCTACTGTTAGATTAAACATGTTAGCAAAAGAAAACAAATTACTCACATTGCATAAATCAATATTAGAATTGTTTGATACAAAGTTAGAAGTTTTTTCATATATCTTTTTGCCTATACTATTAGGATTAGAAGATAGCGTACCAAAAATTGTACCAAAGAATTCGTTGAATAAAAATTCACTTTGATTTATAGTAGGTTGTTTTGCATATGAATGAAGTACTTTAGGGTAGTCAATATTTTCGTTTATTTTTGCTACTTTATTAACGCCTGTAGAATTGTTAATAGTGAAAGGTGTACTCATACCTTCTACTAATTTAACTCCTAAATCTTCATTAGTAGAAATATATCCAGCTGCACTTAAACGAAGCGTTCTATTATCAAATAATGTTTCTTCTTGTGGTATAGTTATATTGCCTTTCAAAAAGCCAAAATTATACCCATCGAAATAGCTATTGTCGATATCAACATAGCTAGAAAGTTCAAACACTTTTGAAAACGTTTCAGAATCAACCAGAGATAAAGTTAACTGGTTGGGTCTTTTTAAAGATTCAGTATTATAATTATTAAGCCCTAATTTATTAAATGAATATTTTGCATCATAATTGTTATTATATTTTGTCCTTACTACAAAGTTGATAGGGCTGTTTTTAAATTTTGTATTGTTAATATTAAAAGTAGTTAACTCAAATCCTTCACCATCTAACCCGTTACTTGTAATAGAAAGTTTTTCAGGTTCTTTATAACTAATTGAACTAATTGTATAATAAACAGAGTTAGCATTTTTAACAGGCAACTTTGTGCTTATATCTATATTGTTATAATAAGAATAATTATCTGGAAAATTTTCTGTATCTATTGAAGCAAACAAATACAATGGGCTATCTTTTTGTGTATCATCAACATAATTAAAGCTTCCATACCCACTAGTACCAACAAAGAAAGCTTCACTATCAGAAGCAGATGTAGGTACAACTAAATTGTTTTTATCAAGCCTGCCATATAACTTTGTATCAACGGTAGATAATTTATCTATAATCGTATCACTTAAAAAATTACCCACTACCTTTCTTTGTACAAATCTATGTGTTGGTAATAAAAATGAATAAGGCTCTTTTTCTGCTTTTGTTCTATCGTAGTATAAACTATTAGAACCGCTAGCATTTAAAAAGAAACTATAACCTGAACCATATGATTGCAAGCTGTTAAATCTATCAACGGTAAGCAAGTCAGAAAAGATACCAGCAGTTAGAAATAAAGCTGCTGTATCGCCTCTGAAAGCGAATGTATTAGGAATAAAATCTTTAATTGTAACTGTCTTACTAAAAGTATTAATTACAGAGGTAGAAGATGAAAGCATTAAATTACAAGTAACTTTATACTCACCGGGGTAATAATAATAATGTTCTGCAGATAAGCCTTTGTACTTAGGAGAGCCATCGCCGAAGTCCCATAACACGTAATCAGAACTATAATACTCTTCTCTATATTTGTTAAAAACAAATCTAAGAGGTGTTTCACTTAGAGCATAAGATGATAGGGAAGGGTTGTCAAAAACATTGTTGACATTAAAATTCCAATAACCTGTGTTTGAAGTTAAGTTTGGCATTATCCTTGTCTAACTACTGTTATTTTACTAGAAATATCTGAAAGATTTTTAAAGTAAGCAAATTTAAAAAATGGTAGCGAAATATCTTGCTGATAAACCTCATTGTCTGCCATCTCATAGACAGGGTTAGTAGCTATAATTGAAAGATTTCTGTTAATAAGCGTTTTACCATTATATTCTCTTCTAGTAGAAAATTTAACCACCCCGTCTATATTATTGATAGACTGATTTAATTCAGCTATACTAATAACTTGACCTAAAAGTAAATTGCTTGTATTAAAATAATTTTTAAACACTTGAGCTACTTCACTTTGAACTGAACTTACATCTCTTCTACTATTATTAGCTATTTCAACATATAAGAAAGAACTGTCTCCTATTTCGCTTGGTAAAAATTTATCATAGTCATCATCATTAACAGTCGATGCAAAGTTAAGTTCAACATATACTGGATCAGATATGACAATTTCAGAAGTAGCTGATTTAGCTTCGCCTAAAAGATTAGTAATTGCATTTTTCTGTGAAGTAGAAAGGTAGTTAGTTCTAATATCGGTACTATTATCTAATGTTTTATTAGGTACAGCAAAAACATAAACGTTATTGAAATCACACGATGTAGAAAAGTTTATTTGATTATAAAGTACTCTTGAATCGTCGTTAGGTCTGTCTAAACCTAAATCAAAAAAGTAATTTAAGTATTGATCAGTATATCTAAAATTATCAGCACACTCAACACTTTTGACCCAACTACCAAAATTCTTAGAAATGTAAGCATTATAATCATTAATTGTTACCAATCTATATTGAGAGTTATAAAGGTTGGGTGCGTTTTGTTTTATTTCTATAACGCTTTCTTTTAATCTAAAATTAGTAGAAGGGTTATCATTACTAAATTTTAACTGAGAAGATTGTTGAATGGTTAATAAATTAGCAGAAGGTGAAACAATATCGCCTAAAATTTCATTAAACTGATTTGTAGTATAAAAATATAATGGTTGGTTGTTAATTGTATCTTTACTCACTACACCATTTGCTCCGTCTGATCTAAGATAATATATAGCAACTATATCACCTGGGTTGAGCCTTTTACCAGTAATGTTGTTACCAAATTTTATTTCATATCTTTCGTTTTCATTAAACCTAACTGAAAACTTTTTAGCGCTAGCATTTTCTAAATACAATGAAGTTGTTCTTGACCATTGTTCCCATTTAGAGTTAAGAGTGTTAGGTTTTACATAAACAAATATATTGTTTGAGTCAATAATAATATTACTTCCAATGTCAGAAGGAGCTAAAACTGATACTTCAAAATTTTCACCTAATGCAGCAAAAGAAGGATACTCAACAAAAGTACCATTATAAAGTAAATTATTTTCTCCTAATTGGTCTAATTGTTCTTCTAAATCTGTAAGTTTGTTAAAAGCTACATCTTCATTAAAAGAGTAAGACGTTCCAGAAAAAGTAAAATAACTATATCTCGGAATTGTATACAACCCACTTGGTAATTCTGCAAGTGCATTTGTTTTAAAATTTAAATTAGGCGTTTGTGGGCCTGTTGGGTTATAATCAATTGTCTTAACAATCTGATTAATATTTTCGTAAATTTCAGCTTGAGTAAATGATGTTTCAGCAGAGTTTTTATTTAGGTAATATATTAACGTATGAAATGAATAACATATCACGTCTAATAGAGAAGATAAATTACTACCTTCATAGTTTTGATCTGTAAAATTATTGTTGGCGTTAAGCCTTTCAATAATTAAATCCTTTAAACTTACTGCGTCGAATGCTACGTAAGAATCTTGATTAATTACTATGTTGTCGTCGTCTGCCATTTTAATTATAGAATTGTATTCCTGTTGAGTTAAGTAACCCTCTTACATTGAGCGTTCTAACATTATTTAAGAAAGGAACTCTTAAACCTAGTGTTATTTCAAATTCTTGCTTATCCATTTTAGCATTAACTTCAATCCTTTCTACTTCTACTCTAGGTTCGAAATAAGATACTTGAGAAAAAATAGCGTCAGCCATACTTTGTGCTGTATTTTCATCACAAGGTTCAAAAAGATATTGATTTAAATTAAGTCCATACTCAGGGTTTAGAAGTTTTTCGCCAGGAATAGTTGTAAACAAATTTACTATAGAGTTTTTAATAGCCCCTAAATCGTAATCAGCTACAACATCTTTCTTCTTAAGAGTACTCTCTACCGGGTAACTCTGTGTGTTGGTAAGCTTCATATCTAACTCTAGGTCAGAGTATGTAAAGGGTGTACCATTAACAGGTGCTCTTCTACTAAGAGATGCTAAATTGATTGTAGCCATAGAATTATTTAATCAGTAGGCTTTTTGTATTTTGTTGTAGAAAGCATAAATAATAATGTGAAGAAGAAATTCAGTAAGATTTACGAAACTTACTTAAACAGGTATACCAGAGGTGGTTATCTTGTTGGTGACTTAGTAAAGCTAAAGCCCGGCTATGAGAATACCGATGCTTATAAAAAGCTCGGATCGAACGTACAACAAATGTTAAAACAGTTCGCTGACAGCGATCTAAACATTAGAGTCTCAGGTATTGAAAACAAATATCCATCTGATCAGCCAGGTAATACAGACAATAGCAACGGTCAAGTAAGTGTAACTGTTTCTCAAGAGACGTCTCCAGGTCGTTATGATGGGTTTGTAACAGCAGATCCAGATCTATTCGATACAATTAACGTTTATCCTAATAGAATGCCAGTACCTAACAGCTTAGTTAGACCTAACGGCACTCATATTGATCCTGAAACTTTAGAGTATGATGACGAATATATTGGTCAAGACCCTCTTAAGTCTCAAATCGGTACAGGTACTGATTTAAAAGCACCTGAAATAGGAGATGATAAAGAACTTCATAACCAAGAAGTTAAAATTGATCAGTTCGGTGCTAACAATGATTGGGATGAATTAGCACCTGGCGGAGGTAATGCTCAAAAACAATTCGATACTTCAGTTTATATGCAAGGTGGCAAGCCTATTGAAGGGCCTTCTTCACTCACCGGTGCATTAAAAACTACTTCTATTGGATAGTTCAATAACACATGCATAAGCATTGATCTCTTGATCCATTACAAATGCTGACTTATAGATAAAATCATAAACTATAGTCAGCATTATTTTTTTGGTCTCATTTTTGATATCTGATTCATCGATTACATTGAATAAAGTTTTCAACAATAGAGGGTAGTCATTATTGAAAGTATGCTCATTCTGAATCATATATTTTCTACATTTTAATTCATGATTAGCTTTGATAAGCTTCAACATGTCAGAAGCTATCTTAACAATGTCATCATCTTTTTGAATAACTAGACTATCACCTACAATGCTCTTTTGAAACACATTGATAGTCTTTCTGATATCAGGAAAATTATTCTCAACAATCTTTCTAATATCATCAGTATCGCATGAAATACA